CCTTTTCTTTTAGCTCTAGTTGTCGCTGCGTACTCTTGGGGTGATAGAGCCTTGATTGCAGCTGTTGGAAGATACCTTTCTCCAGTTTTGCTACTGGGCTTACCACTCTTGGTTCTCCACTTCTGTTTTGTCCATGATTTAAGACTTCTTTGACTTTTCTTTAGTGTCATTGTGTTTTTTCTTTAACGAAATTTTTGCTTGCTTGGCGAGTCTGGACTGTGTAGTTTTCCCTTGAACGGCCGCACGTTGCTCCAAAACGGTGAGTATCTGTATTTTCCTTGCGTATGGTTTGTTAATTCTTTTAACTTTAGCAATAGTGTCTTTCGCATCTTGGATGGTTGCATACTTAATACTCACCGTGTCTTTAGG